CGGAAAACTGGAGAGACAAGGTCGATGCCTTGCTCGAAAAGTCTCAACAGAGACGCCAGGAAGTTGAGGCCAGAGCTGCGGCAGAGGCGGATCCAGAAGACGAGCCAGAGCAGCCCAAGGTGTCTTGGGACGAGGTCATGTCTAAACAAGATCCAAAAGTCCAGCAGATTATGAAGCAGCTGCGCGGAGAGTCAACGCGCCGATTCCAAGAGGCCGCTGACCTGAAGCGCCAGGTAGAGGCGGAGCGTACCGCGCTGTTCGACAGTCCGTTGTTCAAGCGGCTGCAGGAAGTAGCAGGGTCCGAAGCAGAGATCGACCCATTCAACCCAAAGAGCTTCGAAGCGTACATCGAAAAGAAGGTAGCAGAGCGGCTTCAGAACGTGCTGCGGCCGGTACAGCAAGCGCACCAGCAGTCAATGGCGCAACAGTCGTACAAGTCTTTCATGGAAGGCCACCCCGACTTGCGGACAGATACCGGGCTGCGCGAGGAGGTTGCCACGCTGTTGCGTGCAGACGACGCGATGACGCTGGAGAACGCCTACCACATCATCAAAGGCCGCAAGGCTATTGAGTACGAGCGAAGCACCCAAGCGCGCCGCAAGCGCGAACGTATGGCTGCGCGCACCGCTGCCTTGAAAGTTACTGCGTCTCCAGCAAGAAGCGCGGGAGCACCGTCACCAGATATGGTGGGCAAAAATGCTCACGAAATCTACGACCTCTTGCTCCGAGCGAAGCAGTAAACTACAATACCTCTGCGACCCCGGCTGGACGGACACGTCGCAAAAATCCGCCCCCGCTTTGCGGACACGGCTCCAAACTTTCCCCTGTAAGGAGTAAGACATGGCCCTCCAGCCGGATATTCTTGCGTCGACGCTGCGCATTCTGCGCGACAAGTACGTCGACAACACGTTCAAGTCCATCCCCCTCGTCGAAAACATGAAGCAGCTCGGCCTTGTCGAGCAGGTCGACGGCGGTTCTAAGGTCAATCACCCAGTGATTCTGACCGACCACTCATCGATCACGCAGCTTTCGTCGGGCTACGAGTCGGTGAACCTCGCAGTCAAGGATCCCCTTCGCACTGCGGAGCACAACTGGTGTGACTTCGTTGCACCTATTGTCCTGACCAAGAAGGAAGAGCTCACCAACAAGGGGCCTCGCGCTCAGATCCGCATTCTTGAAGCGCGTCTGAAGCAGGTCATGGGTATGGTCAAGCGGGAAATCGAGAAGCAGCTTATTGCTGGCACCTCGTCCAAGCTGACCGAGCTCGAAACCCTCAACGGTCTCGACGCAGCCACCGGTTGGTTTGAAGAGGGTGCTTTCGGTACCCAGGCCAACACCGTCGGGGGTATTGCCAAGTCGGCATTCCCCACGAGCTGGCAGAACCAGGTCCAGAACGGCACCTTCGCCGCCAACGGTCTGAAGAAGATGCAGGCACTCATCATCGACACTCAGCAGTTCGCTCCTGAAGGTGATGTCGACCTCATCCTTGCAAGCCCCTTGTCTTACGGTCTTTACAAGGACCAGCTGCAGCAGCTCGAACGCTACGTCAGCAGCACCGAGCAGCGGAACATGGCAGGTCGTCTCGGCCTGGAGTTCAACGGCTGCCCAATGTTCATCGAGCCAAACCTCGGCTTCACCGGGTCTGGCGGCGCAAACAAGATGTCCATGTACTTCCTGAACAGCCAGCTGTTCTCGATCTACTTCGACAAGGACGCCTACTTCGAGATCAGTCCAATGGACAAGGTCTCGGGCTACATGGCCATGGCTTGCGAGATGCTGGTTCGGATGCAAATCTGCTCCAGCAACCTCTCTGGCCACGGCATCCTCGTGAACGCGGAGACCTGACATGGCAACCAATACTCTTCTCCAGCGACTCGACTTTCAAGCCGACACCACAGGCTCGTCTGTTGCTGCCTCCGACCGTCGGCAGACGGAGCGGTTTCGTCTGAAGATTCCTGCTGGTGGCGGTACGATTACTCATACCGCTGGCGACTGGATGCAGTTCGACACGGCAGAAAGCGGCCCTGACATGACGCTGACTGTTGCGGCAGACCTCAACACGTTCACTCTCGGCAACCCGCTGATTGCGGGCGTGCTGTTGGCTGACGTAAGCGAAGTGCAAACAGCAACCGCTCGTTACATCGAGGTTGACCTGGTTGTGGCTGGCTACGCTGCCGTCGCCAGTGTGGCCAACGCGGTAGCGGCAGCCGGTGTTGCGCTTGTCGTAGACAACACTGCAGCTGGACAGGCTGTTGCTATTGCAGCAGCAGATACTGCGTCCGCTTGCGGCGTCTCGCTGGGTGCCGCAAGCGGCAACCTTGCAGAGGTCTGGGTCTACAAGCAGTTCTGATTCTAAGGGGTGGTCGACGTGGCAGGGTGAGTCTCCAGGCACGTCGACTGCCCCTTCTTTTTCTACGGGGCGGGTATGTCAACAGACTTGAAAAGTCTACGTGAGTACGTAGCAAACGTCCTCGACTACGACCCCGTCAACACCACATACAAGGCACAGGTCGACCAGCTGCTGAACGAAGCAGACCGGCGTATCTGTACCGAAAAGCTGTACACGTTTGCGCAGTCTACGCAGGACGTGACGGTCTACGCGGACAAGGCTGTCAACGTAGAGATTCAAGCAGGCGGTCTAATCGTTGGTGCTGCAGGCACGTTCGAACCGTACATGGCCGGGCACATCATTGAGATTGATGGGACCGAGTACCAGATTGCCTGGGCAAAGTCTGGTACGCAAGCCTACTTGACGACGACGCCAGCGGTCGCCGCCACTCAACCAGCGACTGTCATCCAGCGGTACATTTTCCTACCGCAGGACCTGGTTCAAATCATGGGCCTGGCTCGGCGTTCGCAGGCAATCACGCCTTCGAACCCCGGCATGCTGCAGCCCATCACACAGTACGAAGACGAGTGGAGCAACCTGCCCCTTGGGGAAACTGGGTTGCCAGAAGTGTTTGTGCCAGCAAGCCCGACGGGCGTACGAGCTCCACGCATTGGGGTCACTACAGGAACAACGTCTGGCACCTCTCTCGGGGAGCGGACAGTAGAGGTCGGGGTTGTGCATCAGTTCGCGACATACAAGAGCGCCGTGTCTGACGTGCAAACGGTGTCCCTGACCGCAAGCCAGAAGCTAACTGTTACGCCTGCGTCTTCGCTGGGCAACAACAGCGGACTGTACCGGCAAGTGTATTTGCGCGCACCGCAGCACGGGTTGGATGACTGGAGGCCGGCGCTTACAGAGTTGGGGGTGGCCATCAGCATGGCCCCCGACGCAACTGCAACAGTCACGGTGCGCTCGTCTCTCGCAAACATCCAGTCTGAGTCCTACTACGTGTACGGTCGGATGGTTGCGCCAACAGGAGTGTGCGACCGAATCCGGCTGTACCCGCGCCAGTCTGAAACAATGACGCTGCAGCTGCGCTACCTGTCGGACCACCAGCCCATGGTCGAGGACAACGACACGTCGTCCATACCAGCTGCACATCGCATGGTCATTGCGTACCGGGCGCTGTACGAGGTGCTGTTCAAGCACGACAACCCGTCACTGTCGGAGCTCTACTACAAGCGGTACCAGCAGGAGCTGTTGCAGCTCGAACGTCGCTACCTGTCGCAGCCAAGCCGGCGACTCATCAAGGGCTTCCTGACACCCTCTCGCATGCCAGACGGCCCCTACCGCCGTAGGAAGCTGGTGCGACTGTGAGACCCTTACGAGAAGATGGCACATCCAAGTCGGTTTCATCCGTTGCAGGCGGCCTCAATCAACGGCAGCCACAGCCTATTGAGGGTGCGACCAAGGCTGTCAACTTGACCGTTGACCAGCAGACGGGTGGATGGTCGACGCGTGTGGGCTACGAGCCCTACCGGGTCAACAAGGCTGTGGGGTTTGTGCCGTACAGCACGTCCAACATCGACAAGATCGATAGCTTGTTTGTGTGGAACGAGGCGGAGCCGATCGGTCGCCACCACATTCTGTTCGAAGCCAACGGCAACCTGTACTACCAGTACGAGGTGGGTGGTGCTGCGCCCCTGCTCACAGTCATCCAACGCGGACGGACTGTAGCTGGCCCATCGACTCAGATGACATCCTACACGGAAGTCAACGGCGGCGTGCTGGTGACCAATGGATACGACCTGCCCGTGCTGGTAAATCTGTGGCCGTTCAACACGGTGAATACTTCTGACGTGCGCCCATTCGGGTTTCCAAAGCCATCGCCCGTTACTGCCCTGTCTATTGACCCCACCCAGCAAGACGACCCTACGGACAACACCAACCCAGGCAGCACAAGCGTTTGGGTGAACGCCAACATGAGCAGTGTTGCGACAATCACTGCCGACATTGCTGGTTTGGGTGTTGCAAGATCGGTTGGGGCTGACGACGACCAGGCTTCTGAGTACGCGTGGCAGGTGTCGTTCGTGTCTGATGACGGCAGTGAGGGGCCGTTGTCCGAGCCGGGCCGTCTGCGCTGGAACACGAAAGGCGCGAAGCGGTATCGGTACGCGGCATACTTGAAGATCCCGCGCGGCCCAGTCGGTACTGCAGCTCGGCGCATTTACCGCAGCCTCAACTACGCGGAGGGGCGT